ACAGATAGAAAATGCCCTCTCAACTTTATATGAGGGCATAGACTATTCTTTAGAATTTATTACTCCAGAAAAAGCACAATTTTATCTGGAGAAAAATTTTGAGAATAACCGCAAGATTAGTAGAAATAATCTTGAAGAATTAAAAAGAGAAATGAGAAATAGTCGTTTCATCTTATCTGACTCTGCCATTTGTTTTGATAAAGATGGTACTCTGGTCAATGGTCAACACAGATTACTTGCTGTTGTACAAACAGGGATGGTACAACCATTTCTTGTTGTCAAAAATATGCCTAGCAAATCTAAGCAAATAATGGATGTTGGCAAGTCTAGGTGCATGTCTGATCGTATTACTGTTAGCGGTGTCAGGATCAGTAGAAGAGATTGTGCAACTATAAGACACGCTATGGCTGCTTTAAACAGCACAACTGGTACTGAGCAATACTCAAGACCATGCCATGATGCCATAGTTGCTGAAACTTATTTGAAACATAATCAGTTTCTTTATCTTATGAGTAAAGTCTGTCCTACTAATACAACTAGGGTCAGATCATTTTTTCTTGGAGCAGCATTAAAAATCTATGCTGAAATGACTTATAACACTCAAAATCCAAGACATAAAAAGTACAACCATACAATGAATCCTAAAGAAAGAGCATTGCATTGGTTGAATATTGTCACTACAGGTATGGCAAGTCCTATTGATGGTCTTGATAGAGATATTAAGCCATGTGATAGAGCAGCACAGATTATTTTTACCAAGTCCTGTGATAGCAGCCTTAAAAGATCATATTGGAATAGTGCTGAAGCCTTTGCTCTTACTGTTAGAGCAGCCCATAATTTTATGATTGGTTTAGATACTCAGTATCTTAAAGTTCCCAAAGATGATCCTTTTAGAGATTTCATAGAGTTACCTTCCACCAACAAGATAATGACTATGACATCAAATTGACGTTACAATGTTTTTAATTACTTTTAACCAATGAATGAGAATCTACAGCGATTATCAATTCAAATAACAAAACATCAGTACAA